GAGATGCCTAAGTGACTGGAGTTCAGACGTGTGCTCTTCCGATCTTAAACGTATTGAACGCGGTGCCAAAACTGGCGCACCAGTTGATACGGGAGCACTTAAAAATACAATTTTCTCAGTAAAGGCAGGTCATTTAACTTACAAGGTCACAGCACCGCAGCATTATGCTATTTATGTTGAGAAAGGAACTCGCAAAATGCGTGCACAGCCCTTCTTGAAACCAGCTATTGACGCTGAACAACCTAAACTAATCAGTAATTTACGCAAACTATATGAAAGATAGGTGATATATGACGACTTATTCACCATCAACTTTATTTTTAAAAGAACTACACGATAGGTTGGAAGTGTTAGCTATTCCAATCTATTTTAAATTGCCCAATTCTGACGTTTTAGAGCCTTTTATTGTGATTGGGTCTAATTCATCAGATACTTCCAAAACAGCGCAAACTGGGGCTGTTATTGAGGATATCACGGTAAATATTGACGTCTTCCTAGATGGTTCAAGTAGAACTGATGCAGAAGAAATTAAATCTAAGGCTTTAAGAGCGTTAGGGCGTAGAAACGCAACAGCTAACATTATTCCAGATAACAGCATAGGGCGTGAAGTATATCACGTCTCTATCGTTGTGTCTGACACTATTTATTAATTAAAGGAGAAAAGTTACATGGCAGAACAAATCAAAGTAACGACTGCTAAGCCGTTAGCAGGTAAAAAAGTCTTTTATTTCATTCAGTCTATTCATGCTGCACTTGGCAGCAATGCTATCTTACCAGCTTATCGTACAGATGGTACTTTAACACTTGGTGCTGAATATTCGGACGAGCAAACACAACAAGGTCTTTTGCTTGATAAAACAAGTACCAGTCATGAAATCGAATTGACGACTAAGTTTGCACCAAAAGACTCTTCAATTGAAGTTATCGAGCAAGCGAACGACACAGGAGAATCAGTTAAGATTTGGCGTGTTCTTGTTGATGAAACATTGAAAACGCAAGCTGGTGAACCTGCAAAAGATGTTTATCCTGCGAAATTTGGCTATGCTAAAATCGGTGATATTGAATACAACGAAGGTATTGAAGACATTATCGAAGCTAACTACACAGCAAGCATTGTCGGTAAGCTAAAAAATGGTAAATTCCCATTGACTGCCGAAGAAATTGCTTTGCTTAATGAAGTCTATGACTATCAAAATCCGGGCGAAACAACTGGTGACTATGATAATATTCAAACTACTAAAGCAAGTGAACATACTGAATCAGGCGAAGAAACCAGTGCATAATTAAACAAGGGGTGGCTTAGCTGCCCTTTTATTTTTTAGGTTATAGGAGAAATTTCATGGAATTCAAAGTTAAAAACAAAGTTGTAGAAATTAAATTTGACTATCGTACAATGTTTAAAGTTGACAAACAACTTGCCACTAAAAATAAAGACACTGGTGCAAGTAACAACGACGGTGTCGGTACATTGTTTAACAACATTCTAAATCGTAATGATGAGGGACTTGTTGATTTAATTCTTTTGTCAGCTAACAAAGCGTTTAGTAAAGCTATTTCAGAAGATGACGCTATCACAGCGATTGAAACCTGGCTAGTGGATAATGACGCTGATGACACGGAAAGCTTGTTTGAAGAAATTCAACAAGAAATGGTTGACTCTGGTTTTTTCAAGAACAAGATTTTGAAATATATCGAAAACTTGGAAACAGCAGTAGAATACATGAAAGCGCAAGAGGACAGCGAAGCGCTTCAAGTCGAAATTACCGAAAAACTTATTGGCAAGATGAAAAGTGCACTATCTTAACTGAGTGTGCACGCCTTGGTTTAACAGACTTAGAAACAATCTACTCTTGCAACAAATGGGAACTTGACGCAATTTTAGAGGGGCTTCATTACAGACAGATTGATTTTCGCGAAAATCTGTCAGAGCTTGCTATGGAAATGCGCTACACTATGAATGCTAAACGTGCTAGTGCAAATAAACTTAGCAAGAAAAAAGACAGAAATAAAGTTAAACAAGCCTTTCATGCAAATAACAATAAGCAAACGACTAATAGTAGTCTTGCTGAACGTCTGCAAAAAGTCAATGACCATTTCATGAACAGATAACACAGAAAGGGGGAGTTATATGGCAGAATTTGATGGCTCAATTTATGCCTATGTCGGTGCTGATATTGCTGATTATCAAGCGGCAATGAATAAGATTACAACCGCAACACAGCGTGCTTTTGAGAAAGCACAGGATGCAGCTGTGAATAATTCTAATCGTTTAGTTCAACGTGTTGGTCAAATTATGGCACAGTTGGCAAACAATGGCGAATCACTTGGTAAACGTTTAGGAACAGCATTTAGCACAGGCTTAAATCTGTCTATTGGCGAAATTCAGCGTATAGCTTCATCAATTGGCGAAAAGATTCCTCAGCCCATAAAAAATGGGTTTAATACCGCTTTAACAGCTATACAGAGTGGTGTCAACTCAATAGCTAATAAAATCCCTCAGCCTATTCAAAACGCTTTTACAAAAGCAACTAGCTCAGTTTCTAGCTTTGCTACATCGGCGACTAGCAAGGTTAGCTCAGCATTTAGCACGATTAGTTCAAAAGTAAGCAGTGCTTCAAATACAATCAGTAATTCTTTTGTTGGGAAAGTAGGAAGTAGTCTTACTAGCTTAAGTAGTAAAGCTGCAAGTGTTGCGACTAAAATGGCTAGTTCGCTTGGTTCTGGCTTTTCGAATTTATCGAGCAGAGCGACTACTGCACTAAATGGTATTAGTTCAAAAATGGGAGAGCTGGGAAATAGTATCACTAAAACTACTTTGACAGTCACAGCTCTTGGTGCGGCATTTGCAGTTTTCCAAGGGTTTAAGGCTGCGGTTGTTGGTTCAGTTTCAAAAGCAGCAGAATTCGAAGAAAAAATGAGCAACATCAAGGCTCTTACTGGTGCTAGTTCTGAAACAATGAAGCAATTCAATGCTGCTGCTCAAAAAGCTGGTGCGGATACTGCATTTTCAGCCAGTGAAGCAGCAGACGCTATCGCTGAGTTGAGTAAAGCAGGGGTTGATACAGCCTCTATTTTAAATGGTGGTTTGACTGGTGCTCTTAACTTAGCCACTGCTGGTGAACTTAGTTTGACGGAAGCAGCGGAAGTGGCTTCAACAGCGCTTAACGCCTTTAAATCTGATAATTTAAGTGTTACCGATGCAGCTAACCAGTTAGCGGGTGCAGCGAATGCTTCAGCAACAGATGTCCACGAATTGAAATACGGACTTTCTGCTGTTGCAGCGGTTGCCTCTGGTGTTGGTATGTCATTTAATGACACAACTAACGCTCTTGCCGTATTTGCTCAAAACGGTCTTAAAGGCTCTGATGCAGGTACATCTCTTAAAACAATGCTTTTGAATTTGTCGCCACAAACCGATAAAGCGGCAGCTCAAATGCAACGATTGGGCATTATTACTGCTGATGGAGCCAATCAATTCTATACAGCAGAAGGTAAGCTTAAGTCATTTAGTGAAATCTCACAAATCTTACAAGATAGCTTGAAAGGTTTGACTGCTGAGCAACAACAGAATGCTCTTAAGACAATGTTTGGTACTGATGCCATTCGTGCGGCTAATATTGCGATGAAAGAGGGTGCTGCTGGTGCAGATGCCATGCAAGCTGCAATTAGTAAGGTAACTGCAGCGGATGTCGCTAAAGAAAAACTTAACAACTTAAAAGGTGCCGTTGAATATCTTAGTGGTTCGTTTGAAACATTACAAATCAAAATTGGAACAGCGGTTTTACCAATTTTGACAGATTTAGTTCAGTGGTTAGATAAGTTAGTTAGCAAATTTAGTGAATCAGCTGGATTGCAAAAATTCTTAGATTCACTAACAGCTTTAGAACCAGCTCTTGACCATATTTTGAATGGTACTAAGTTAACAGCTGACCAAATGTCTAAAGCACAGGATGCTGTAAGTAATCTAACACCTGCTATTGCAGGATTAGTTGGTGCATTCGCCTTTGGTCCTGCGTTGAAATATTTAGGAAGTTTAGGAACTACAATGGGAAAACTTGCTGTTGAAGCTCAAACTTCTGGTTCTGTTATAGGCAATGTTTTTGGGATTATCTCTACTGGATTGTTAAAACTAGATAATGATGGAAAAGCAACTGCTGAGGGATTTCGCAAAGCAGCTGGTCAGGGGCTATCTGCAATGTCCACTATGGCAAATGGAATTACTTCAGTTGCAAGCGTGGCATTAGCCGTTATTGGTCCTGCAGCAATTCTTGGTTTAGTCGTTGCTGGTCTTGGTTTGATTAATAGTCAATTTGGTGCACAGATTGACCAGTTACTAGCTACGGTGACAACTAAAGGTCCACAAATCATCACGAACTTG